CTCTAAATCTTGTAAGTGTATTAAGTTCTATTTGTCTCTTATCGACTTTTATTACACTTCTTTTTATTCCTAAAGAAATTGAATTTAAAGTGTCCCAAACTCTACATTTAACATTGTAATTACCATCATAAGGTAAGAAATGCACTAGTGTTTCTAATTCTGGTAATTTTCCTCTAATTTGAAAGTAATAAGGTCTACTATCTTCTTTGTATATTGTCCATTCTATTTCATAGAAATCTAAATAAGGTAATCTATCCCAAGAATAGAATCCCCCAGATTGTACAAAATTCTCATAGTATTCAAAAGTGTATGCACTAAATCCTATATTTGTAGGAGTGACATTCCAGTTAGCATAAGTTCCTGTGCCTCTAGTATAAACTACCTGTACAAATAGATTACCAGTAACTGTATTATAATCTCCAGCACTAACATATCCTAAGTATAAATTTCCAGGAGAATCTATAGATTCAATTCTCACAAATAATGTCTCGGGTAATGTGGTATCAAACCAATCTTTACCTGTACCTATATTTATATTTATACCATTAGGTAATGAAGGATCCAGTATTAAAGAAGTTGTACTGTTAACAATCTGTAATTGTCCCCCTGGATTATTAGCGGTAGTTGAATTATAGTCTGCAACTTCTAAAGGTGTTGTAGTAATGGTGGTATCTAAAGATCTCCAGCTTACCCCTGTTTCATCCCAAGAAAGATTGAATGTATTATTTTTTATTATCACCGGACATCCTGCAGGAAGAACATAATCAGATCCATCAGAGAATAACTTATACCCCGGAGGATTGTAATCGCCATCACCTAAAAATTTAGGCATTTCTCCATTATCCATATCTTGATAGTAACTATCAACTGCAGTCTTTAATAAAGGAATAGCCGATATAGGATATTCTTGAAAATAAGAATAAGGATCCACAGTATTACCATAATAACTTATTCCTAGCTCTGCTCCATTTACAGCAGGGTATAATATACCAGATTGATTAGGTTTAGTGTAAAATACTCTTAAATCCTCAATATAACCTTCTTTAGGAAATACAGTAAAGTCCACTTGTATACCCGTCTTTACTTCAGAAACATCTAGTACGTCTGTCCAACCTCTTGTTTTATAGATATTGAAATATACGCCCTCACCAGTTATATCAACAATTCTAGCATTAAGCGGTAAATAATCTCTCTTTAATCTTTCTTTTAATCCAAATAATTTAATTAAAACCTCCTCAGGACTAAAAGCAAAAGAATCTTCTACAATTGGATACCCATATTGATCCTCGTCTTGCCCTTCTACTACACGATTAATATCGTAAAAAAGTCCAAATAGTGAAGTCTTCTTGTAAGATTTAGTTGGAAATATTTCTTCGAATTGTTTTTTTAATCCGAAAGTACCATCCTTTCTTTTTCCGTAAACCTCTACTTGTTTAAATTTACCTTGATTTTCATCTTTTAATAAACTACTTATAAGTTCCAAAGAACTTTCTCCTTGTATATTAGGTTTAGCAAGTTGACTTAATATACTATTATTCTGTTGTAAAGGAGTTAATTTATCAGCTGTATCAGTCTTTATATTAAGCCAATATTCTTTAATCCTTAAATCATAATATCCAAAGAATTTAATCGCATTAAAAAGCGATTTATAAGATCCTAAGTAAGGAAATATACTCTCTCCCTCTAATAATAGCTCTTTTCTTTTCTTATTGATTATTTCATAATCAGGTAACGGTTCTTTAATATCACCATCCCTAACTATGAATGCGTCAGATTTGCTAAATTCTCTACCAAAGTTTCCAAGCATAACAGCCAATCTGCTATCTTCACCTTCAACTTCACCATGAAAACCAACTTTTAAAATAGTAACAGGATTATTAGGATCTGTATAATCCTCAAATATTAATGTGCGATCGTATATTCCTTCACTATCAGAATTAAGAGCGATATTAATTTGCATAGAAGATGAATTAATATCGGATGTTATAACTATACCACCAGGAGATGATATAGTGTCACCAGATACTAATTCCGGGTAAAACTCTACGCTAATAGCTTTAACTAATACAGGAGCATCTAAAACAGTATCTACACCAAGTTCGTAAGTGTAAATTGTAGAAGATACGTCCGTTGTTCCGTCATAGTCAGATTCCCATCTTGTTCTCCATAAAGGAGATCCAGGACTTGTTAATTCTGCATGAGGATATCCATATTTTATATTAGAAGAAAGATCTAAGAATTTTTCTATTATAAATATGTTCTCTACTTCAAAAAGTTTTTCTGAAACAATAGGGAAAAGAACCGCTCCTTCCCAATAATCACCATTCCATTGAAAATTATATTGATCACCTTTTTTATTAAAAAATAAAAGATTTTGAGTTGTCATCCTATCTTACGTACTTGTTATTTTTAGGAACTGTATAATTAATATAGTTCTTTATGTATTTAGTGCTTTCAAATAATTGATAAACAACCCTCTCTATGCTTGCTAATATATCAACTCTGTTTGAGTCTCCATTTATTACCTGATTAGAAAGAGTCTTTTCGAAGATCTTACCTTCGTAATCAAATCCTTTATTAGATCTATCATCATTTTGTGATTCTATAAATTCGTACCAACTCTGCTTGTCCATATTAGTTTCCTGTATTTAGTGAGCTTTTTAATATATTATTTACCTTAGTGTTATAAGTTACTGGTACAATAGATCTAACATCTATATTAACAGAAGATAGATTGTCCATACCAGCTCCATAGTCATAATAAATACCATTTCTATCTTCCCATCCTCCGGATATAACAACAATTTCATCTTTACCTATAACAATATCACCAAATTCATCAAATCCAATATTCGGAGAATTTGGACTCTGTAATTTAGCTAATTCATTAGCCTCACCTACAAAGTAAAGAGAAACTGAATCCACTCCAGAAATAGACTCTATTGCTGCAATTAAATCAGATCTAGGTATCTTATCTCTTCTTCTTATATTAAGAAAATAATCGCTTAAAATACTAGTTATTTGGTTTTTTATTGTGGAAGGATCATTACCTTCAAATATAGTTAAAGCAATATTTACTACATATTTAATAAGTACAGGGTCTAATATTTTTACCACAGTAGTAACTATTTTTTGTCCGCTCTCATCTAACAACTGATAAATTCTATCTCTTTGAGCGTTAGTTAATTTGAATCTAGAAGGAGAAATATCAAAATATGTTTCATTACTTTTTAGTGTTAATTGAATATCGGGTACAAGAATTAAATAGATAATATTATCGTCATCTAAGTATTGATCATCAAAAGTAGTAAAGGCTTCTATGATTGAAAACTGTCCAAATTTTTCAAAGAATGTTATATAATTTGTAGGGTTTGCTAAAACAAAACTCCTAGATGTTTTAGGTGCAAGAAGTCTTGTTAAATCTATAGACTCTTGACTAGCACCTAATTGTGGAGCGATTGTACAGGCAACTTGTAGAACTTCACTCAGTGTTACACTTCTACCAAATATATCTGTTCCGTCAGAATCAAATTTAAAAAGAGCTTGAGATGAATCATCTACTAATAAATTACCTCCTGCTCCAGCGCACTCTAAGTAGTCAACTTCTATTATAGATCCAACTGGAGGAGGGAATCCAAAATCGACTGTACCAAAGAAAATATCTATACCAGATATTAAAGAACTTTTTACAATATAACCTCTTGCATTTCTTGGTATATCATATAGAGAATCATATTTCTTCCATGTGTTACCGTTTACTCTAACAGCAACTTCAAAATTTTCTATTCCCGATGTACCTCGAGCCGATATGTTAAAGCTTTCTAATTTTCTTCCCGATCCTGTATATTGATTAGTATTTAATGTTCCTTCTATTACAGAAGCCACTAAAGTTGATGTGTTATCAAGATTTAGTCTAACATATTCTTGTCCTAATTTAAGAAGGTATGTTTTACCATTGTTTACACATTTTACTTGTGCATTATTAGGTATAAGAATAGCTCCACCCCCAATTTCTTCTAAACCTTTACCGTTCCATTTTATTATAACCTCACCCTTTGCTGCTATTGCTCTTGTTGGGTTGTGTCCTGCTAATGTTGCCAATCCGTATATAGACGATTCGCGTGTTGCTGTGTTTATATTAAGCTCAGTGATAGAATCCTCAATAAAGAATAAAATAAATTGAGATAGGTTATCTAATACAAATATTATCTGCCCCCAAACAGAAGCAACAGTAAATAGTTGCTCAGACATACCATATCTTGCCTGTATTAAATCAAAAGTCTGTGATAATAAATCTGATATTTTTGCTTTGTTTTTATCTAATAAATCCATATTATATTATTTTAATTCCCAGTATAGGGTTACCTTTTATAGCAAAATCAATAACACATGAATCTCTAGTTTCTCCTTTAAAGAATCCCACAGTAAAATTCACATTAAATTTACTTGATGCTAAAGGCACATATGTTATTAAATGTAGTCTTATTGCTCTTTCTAAAGTGGCTTGATCCACATTAAAACTAAATAATAAACCTTCAAGATCTATACCAAAATAAGGATCTCCAAGAACTTCTCCAGGTGTAGTTAACATACACTGCTTAATCATACCGATTAATATTTCTACTTCATCGTCAGTATGTAATAATCCTTCTTTGTATCTAGGATCATCCGGTGTTCTAGGATAAATTTCTGAGAATCTTGCCATCTTAGTTCTATATATTCAAAGAAATATATCTGTAATATTTTTATGACAATTTCTTATATAATTATAGATAGGTAAATTAAAATAAATCCATTATTAATTTAGAGTAAATCCCGCTAATGTGTATTTTTTAATTCCACTGAAGGAAATAACTAGGAGTGTTTTCGTCTTTAATCATCTGAATAATCTCAGCTTTTTCTGTTGTTCCTGCTGTTTGGATGTTAGCGTAGTTAACTCTAACACCACCCGGAAGGTTATATTCAAATGTCCCTAATAACCTGCCAATATTAATTTTAGATTCGGCAAGACAGAATCTTACGAATAATTCATCGTCATAAAGACTCTCTTCAGGTATAGCTATACAAGCTTTAACTCCCACATCAGTACCAGAAAATAATGTGGTAGAACTTCCAGAATCAGTTGCGCCATTCCTATTAGGATCCCTACCAAGTATTGTTAATTTTTTAGTGTTCTTATTGTAATTATAAGCATAGCTCTCTAGTAAATATGCTTTAGCTAAATCAAAGAATGAATAAAGAACAGTACGGTAAACCAAGTTATCCCCTGCAAATGGAGATAGCATAAGCTCCGATCCTAATAATTTAGAATCTCCAAAATCTTTATCTGGTGTACCAGTAAGACCTGAACCATTAACTTCTCTAACGTCATATACAGATACCACACAAGATGGCAATTGTATTTGTCTAGTAGCTCTAAAAGAGGGATTAGAAAATAGCTCCTTACCTAGTACAAATATTCTATCTTCTACTGCATACTGGTAATTATCATAAAAATAAGCCCTAGCTCTTTTTATAATTCTTTTTATTTCTTGGTCATTTAAGTTATAAGGCAATGCACAAGAATGAGATATATCATCTCTAATTTCCTGAATTAAGTCTGCTTCAGTCATTTTAATTGGTTATTTAATTATAAGCTAGTCCCAGGAATTCCTGAGGGCTTACTATTATTGTTACTAAATCTAACAGGTTTAGACAATGCTTCCCCGTCATTTCTATCAGGAAATCCTTTCTTTTTAGAACTCCCTTTCATTTTTTTATCGTCTTCTGCATCTTTAACTATTTCAGTCTCTGGAGAAATTGTAGCAAGTTTTCCAATATACCCAGATCTAATTATTCCCCCAAATACTTCACAGTTTATTTCTTTCTCTTTGTTATCAATGTAAGTTTCGTGCACTACATTACTAAACATAATATCTGAATACATTACCTTAGATCGTTTAATTTCGTTATTAGTAATTAGATCACAATCTTCGAT